TGTAATTACCTTGGGCATCTATAGTGTACCCAGGACCATCATTTTCTTGTGAGTCTTCCGACTCATCGTCACCCTCTACACCAATGCCCAATTTACCAGCAAGCATATTACCTAAACTTATTGCGGTACTCACAGGGCTAGGAACATTTTGCATCAAACTAGGAACATTGGCAAGAATTCCTAAAGGTGTAGCCCCTCCAGGAACAACCTGATGATAAATATTTTCCATTAAAGTATTACGGGGCGAGCCAGACCCATACTTAGTCAACATCGTGTTTAAAAAAGTAGAGGGACTGTTATAGTAATACTGACCGCCTACATCTTGATACTGCGTTGCATATTGTTGCAAAAAATTATCAGCTTCTTGATTGCCCCCACCAAAATTATAAGTAGAACCAAAACCTTTTATGGAACCGCCCAACATATCAGCGGCAAGAGAATTTATAAAAGTATCACCAAAAACATTAACGCCCATTTTCTGGGCTTGTTCAATTCGGGCTTCAACTTGCTGTAACCCTGTATCAGCGTCTTCATTACTTCCGCTAAAATAAGAACCACCCGTTTTGCCTGAAGGACTGCCTGAAGGACCAAAATCTTTACCACCTACTTCAGCACCAATATCAGCCATTACTGGCCTCCTCTATTCATTGTGCGTTGCATAGCAATCTGCGCTCGCATAGCGGCAATATCTTCAGTGCTGTCAATACGCTCACGGGCTAACACACCTTGTTGGGCTAACTTCTGCCTATCTAGCTGTAGCTCCAACTGGTCTTGCTGAGCCTGTTGCATCTGCTCTTGCTGGCGCAACTGGAGCTCTTGCGCTTTAAGGTCAACCAATGGGTCTTGCTTACCCGCCCCAAGAATCTGCGATTCCTGTTGGATATACTCAGCCATTAGTTGCGCTTCTACTTCGGCCACACGGTTTTGCATCATTTCAGGTGGCACAGCTTGACCCTGTTGTTGCAACATCATCATTTCTTGCTGGACAACCATCTGGGCTTTCATAGCAATGTGTTCAAAAATATGCGTTTGCAAAATCTGCATAGCCGCCGCATTTGACCGCACAATAATGCTAGACATATACGTCAAGTGCGCTTGGATATGAGCATCATGGTTTTGCTGTGGGAAGGCTTTAAGTTGTTGCTTTCCAGCCAAAGCCATTTGCAACATACCATTTTCCATTACAGGATCCATAGCCTGTGGCTGTGTAGGAGGCGGCAAGATCTGCTCAATATTATCAATACCCAATGCCGTATACATACGGCGGTAGGCTTCGTACAAATTGTGCATCTGTGGGTTTGCTTGCGCCAATTTCAACTGTTCTTGGGCAAGACTTACCCGCTGTGACATACTGAAAATATTCGGGTTAGCCACAGGTACGATATCTACCCGACCATCAAAATCTTTTGCCTTTAGGCCATCCTGTGCGCCATTGACATTGTACGGATAATCAGAAGTATCAGTAGCAATAATATCGGCAAGGAGCTTAAACTCCTGCTTCATAGCATTATACAAGCGTTTATGCACCGCTGACATAATACGGCTACCACGCTCAAGCAGGGCTACCGTTGTACCTACAGGCATTTCCGTATTTTGGATGTTACCCGTACCAATATCAGTTGTACCTACAAACTTCTGGGCGGCTTGCACCACAAAACCTAGGAGTTGGAACAAAGTCGCGCTCGGCTCTTTGTAGGGTAGGGGCAAGAGTGAACTGCGTAGCTCTGTTCCAACAACATCGACATCCCGCCACTCTCCTGGTTGGAGCGGCTGGTCATCATCACGGATACGCAAGCCTCTAGCCTTAAACCCTGCTGGCATATTAGCCAATGTACCAGCATCTACGAGCTGGCGAAGGTTAGCCGTGGCTGTGCGGGACAAATTACCAAGCAAATGGATCAAACCATTACCGTAAAACCCTAGTCCTGGAGTGAACATATAATGCACAAAATACTGTTTTTTGCGCTTTAGAGGGTCTACTTCGCTATAATTGCGGTAAACTGACAAAACTTCGCCAGAATCACCCGCAACAGTGACAATATACGGTAATTTAATACCTGTTACCTCACCATCAGCCGTTTTATCCGGAAAAGCGTCCAAATCTAGGTAACAATGGCACTCATACAGGGTAACTTCTTCATTATCCCCTGCTCTTTCCAAGCCAGAAAGCTCTTCTTTAGTCTCATCTAACTCAGAATACTCACCTTCACCCGCTTCTACCTCAATATCGCGGTAAAAACCGCTAACTTGGAGCTTACGAAGCTCATTTGGACTCATTTTTATGATATGTGTTACCCGTTCCGAGCTTTCAAGGTCAGTTGCATTGAATGGCACAAGCATATCTTCAGCCATTACAAACTTACTTACCTGACGCCCGAGCTGTGGGTCTTTATAAACCTTCTTAAATGCACTACCGCATAGCCCCAAGTAGTACAGCATTTGGTCAAATTCACTATCATACTCAGGCATTTCATGAATAATCTGGTAATTCATAAAATCTTTTACACGATCAGCCTGTTGTTCAAGCTCAGGGGTAGTATCGCCCAGCACTTGTGTCCGTACTGGTCCGCTTGGAGGCAATAATTCTTTATAGGCTTGGCTTTGGAACTGGCTAACAGCTTCGTTCAGCATTGGGTGGATAACGCCAGTAGCCCCATTAAAAGGCTCGGTGCGGTTTTCGTACTTAACCCCTAAAAGGTCGAGTCCTTTAGTGTATATATTGATCCACTCTTTGCGCGACGATTTATCTTCATCTACCTTATCAAGCACCATACTGGATATACCAGTAAGTTCATCATCATCTATTACTTCAGCAAGGTTACTATCAAACCCCATATCCTCTACACCAACAGATTCTGGCTCCGCAAACTCTATAGAACCATCTTCCATCTGCGACATTTCCATACCATCGAAACTTGGTTCGGGGGCAGGGGCTGGAATCTCAACCTCTAAATCATCATCGGGCAATGTCTGCCCGACCAATGTAAATTCGCGTTCAATATTATTATATGGGTTCGGTTGTCTAGCCACGCTTGCCACCGTGGATGACACGGAGAACTGGCCGTGGACGGAGGGCGTTTTCAGCTTGCTCCATCAAGCGTTTGAGGTACTCAAGTTTATCCGTAATAGTTTGCAACTCTTGGGGGTCCCTCAACATAATCGTCATAGTCCTCTGGGTGCTGTATAAACCCTCCTTCGCGAAACCGTCGGAGAGCCTGTGTTACTGTATCAACAAAATCATCGTTTTCGCCAGCAGGAAAAGCCGCACACTCCTCAATAACTTCTTCTGCCCATCTGGTATCCGGAGCCCATACTAACCCAGATTCAAGGAGAGGCGCAATGGAGTTTACTCTGGTGTACTTATCATTTCCTCTGGACGGGCTGTAATTCTGCACCGGAATACCCATCTGTCGCAATTCCTGCGTCAAGGGCATACCACTCGCCTTTGCCTCAATTAACACACATTCCGGATCCCAATACGCATACTCCTCCTGCGCTATACGCCGTAAGTCCGGGAAATCCCATCGGCCACGCCGCGCATCACACAGAATAATGTTCGGTGGTCCACCCTCCTCTGGGTAAAACACACCCCATGTGGTTATAGCACTATAATCAGCATTCGTCTGCTTACTAAACGCCGTATCATAACTCTGCATTACATAACTCAGCGGCGGGATCTCTTCCTTTTCCCACTTCTGCCACCACTCACGCTTGAGTATAGCACTAGTCTCAGACGTCGGGTTCTGTTGCCACTGCGCTTCCCACTTACCAACAGATAACGAAGCCTTAACCTTTAACAGTTCATCCTTTTTCCAAAACTGCGGCCATAATACCTTATCATCTTCCAATAACGCCGGAAACTCAACCACCTCCCATTGGTCAGCCAATACATCGCGAGCCTGTTGCTTCAACAACTTACCCGTTAGATCTATCTCGGACCAACGCGTCATCACAATCACAATAGCCCCTCCAGGTTGCAAACGCTGGCGTGGACCACTCGTATACCACTCATACGCATTCTCTAACGCCGCAGGGGATAACGCATCCTGCTCACTATGCGGGTCATCAATAATCATCAAATCCGCACCACGGCCTGTAATCGCTCCCCCTACACCAGCCGCAAAATATTCGCCACCAGCATGGGTCTCCCATCGCCCAGCCGCACTACTATCCTGCCGCAACTGCACCTCAGGAAAGACCAGAGAGTATTCATTACTGTTCATAAGGTTACGCACCTTACGACCAAACCTCACCGCCAACTCACCCGTATGCGTCGCCTGAATAATCTTCAACTTCGGGTTCAAACCCATCAACCAACTCGGCAACAAATAACTCGCAAACTCAGACTTCGTATGTCGCGGCGGCATATTCACTATCAACCGCTTTATCTTACCAGTAGCCAATCCATTAAACTTCTGCGCCATCACCTTATGGTGATTACCCTCAATAAACTCAGGCCATACCGTTTTAGTATAAGCCATAAAGTCCGCTCTCGCGCGATCACTCGAAGCATACTGTCCACTCTTTTCAAGCAAACGGGCATACTGCCGTAATACATCCTCAGGAATGTTCAATGGAGCTTCTGCCACGGCTTCTTCCTCTGCGCCACAAACAACAACGTCATTATCAAATCGGACAAATCCTGCTCATCCAAATACATATCAAACTGGACGCCATTCTCATAAAACAAAGACAACGCTATATCGCCATCCTCATTCGTCGTTACGCCCAAATACTCCGGTTCAATGTCCATGGATTCAAAATAATATAAAAATTTCAAAACGGCAATGAACCTACCCATCATTTATTCAAAAAGGGGGGTGGGGGTGCGCCAATAATTATCTGAGTGGTAACGAAATCGAAAGAACCGTGTATATGCTGGCGCATACACACCCTCTCGTCTCTCAAGGGGGGTTGGGGTGTTGCAAAATTGCCACATGGCCATAAACGGCCACGGGGGACCCGTGGGCGGCTTTTACACCGCCCACGGTAGGGGTTAACCCATTAGCACTAACTGGCCGTAGGCCGTGCCGTATGTGCTGGCTGTTTGTGCGCTGTAGTTAAAGCCGCCATTAAGCACAGCCGCCACCGCGTTTTGGTTGGTGTGTGTGCTGTTAGCATTAGCAAACACGCTAGCCGCCCAATGTTGGTGTGCGGCCTGTATTGCCGCCAATGGCACAGGCTTGCCAATAGCGGCTGGCGTGGTGGTGGCAATGCCGCCCACATTAAAAGCCTTTACACCGTTAACGGT